AAGAAACGCAGAAGCCCGTAGGACTGATGTGTTTAAACAGGAAGAAAGTACATATCTGCAAGCCCAAGAAGAAGTAGGAGAAGTTGCTGAAGGCTTAGAAAGAGAAGTAGGAGCATTAGAGGATGATATGCCAATGATGGACGATCCTTATGAGGAGGATATGTTGCCAGACGATTTAGATAGATTTGATCCAGAGGCAGAAGATCCTACATTTAACTATGCGGATACTCTTTTAGATACAGCTGTAGATCCTGAAAAACCTTTAATAGACAGGACGAATGCAGTAAGAGAAATTGAAAGAGTATTAAACAACAGCCCCGCAGAACTTAAACAAATGTACAGTGAGGTGGTTCCAGAAGATGCCGAGTTAAACACGTATAGAGTTACTTATTATAGTGATCCTAGAGTTAGTAGACCTACTGAATCTTCACATTTTGAGGCAGGTAGAGATTATCCTATGGATTTAAACCTCGCCTATCACACTAGAGGGGATGTTGTATCTGGAGATAAAGCTGTAACTGGAGGAAAAGCTGCTAGAGTTTTTGAAATTCAAAGTGATGTTGCAGTCGAAGACCGTTATAAGATTGGCTATGAAAAGGTAAATATAAATGTCTGGAAGAATGCAATTCATAACGAAATTGTTAAAGCTAAAGAAGAAGGAATGGATGAAATACAATTTTTAATTTATGATGATTTTCCTGATGATAAGGCTCTTACAAATAATATTGATCTTGATGATGCACAAACTCTATTTATGAAAAGATCTCCAGAAATTCAAAAGGCTTATCAAACTATAGTGAATCCCTTGGTAAGAAAGACTGCTAAAAAGATAGGAGCTAGTGTGCAGGAAAGAGGAAAATATCTAGCTCTTGTTCTACCAGCAACATTTACTCTGCCACTTTATGCCCAAGAGGAAGAAGACTTATCCGCAGTAGCAACAGACCTATCTGTAGGTATGGAACTAGATGAGGCTCTTGTTGTTAATAGAGATAATTTTGCAGAAGGCGGGGTATTAAAAAGAATATTTAATAAAACTCTTGAAGCTGGGGCAAAAGCTCTAGGCTTTGGGGCAGAGCAGCAACGCGCTCATGAAAAAGAAGTTGTTCGTTTAGTAAATCAATTTGCTGAACAGGGACTAATACCTGAGAGATCTATGATACCTACTGATGAAGCAGGGTTTGGAAAGTTTGGTGCGGGTGCTGATGAAGAAGCCTTTAATGCTTTCAATCATGCCTACCTAGTATACAAACATGGCTCTACACTTAAAGATCCTTTGCTCCAAGCAAAAGAAATAGGCCAATCATTTTTCAGAGAAAATCCTAATACTGAAAAATTAGATATGGTTAACAATGCATATGGTGCTAATCTAAGAGATAGAGCAGAAAACGAAGAAGATGCAAAAGCTAAACTGGCACTAGCCTATTACAACACAAGCAAAAAATTAGCTGAAGGAAAACCTTTAATATACGGAGAAGATTTAGTATTTAATGTAAACGATCTAGATAAAGTAGAATCTGGTAGTTTTGCATACAATCTAAGATAAATATGAAATACTCACTATACGCAATACTTATTTTTACTGGCTGTTCAACGTCAAACTACGATTTTCCTATAGAGTTTCCTAACACGATGCCTCAGGAATTGTTTCAGATAAATCTTAGAGAATGTAGAGCACAGCCTCACTGCTCTGCGGATCAACTATTTGATAGGTGGTAATATGAAAAAGACTTTGTTAGCTGTTTGTATGGGACTAACTACAGTAGCGCAAGCCGACACTACATATGTAGATGCTGTAGCAAATATAATAAACGATAACTGTGTTGTCTGTCACAGGGAAGGCGGCATAGGCCCCATGTCTTTTGAGACTTACGAACAGGTAAGACCTTGGTCACCTCTAATTTCCCATAAGGTAGCTAACAGAGAGATGCCTCCTTATGCTTATGATGATCATATAGGCATTCAAAACCTTGAAGGAGATTGGAGACTATCACAGGAGCAAATAGAAACTGTTGTGAACTGGGTAAACTCTGGTTCTCCTTATGGTAATCGAGATACAGTTGTCCAGCCTCCAGTCCTTCCAAGCCTAGACTCTTGGAATTTTGAGCCAGAGTTTGGTAGTCCTGATCTTATTATACCCTCCTCCTCCTACGACATCCCTGCTACTGGCAATGACCTATGGAGCAAGGAGTTTGTAGATCCTCAATTAGCTGAGACACGTTGTATAAAAGCTGTTCAGGTTAAACCTAGAGGTGATGCAGCGGCTGTAGTTCATCATGCTAACTCAGATGTATATATATATGATGATGAAGGAGAGCTACAGCAGTATGGTCAGCTGACCGAATATGCTATGGGTAAGTGGGGGGAATTAATGCCTCAAGGAGTATGTCGTACTTTCCCTGCCAACTCTTTAGTGCGTTGGGATATTCATATGTTTCCCGGTGGTGTCGGAGCCACAGCAGAAGGAAACATGATTAAAGATAATGTGGTAGAGATTGGCTTGTGGTTTCATGAAGAAGACTATCAAGCTAACAACGATGTCTACCAACAAGACTTAAAGCTTTATCCGCTGAGAGATGGTTATGAGAATGGACATTTAATTATTCCTCCTCAGGGCTATACTATGACTCAAGGGTTTCATAGCTTTGATCATCCTGTCAGAATAGATAGTTTTCAGCCGCATGGACATCTCCGTATGAATGCTGCATCACTAGAGATATTTAACCCTCTTACAGGGCGCACAAGGCCTGTTAGTCAAATATCTAATTGGAGTGCTACTTGGCATCACAGCCATTTATACAGCCCTTCAGAGGCTCCTCTGTTGCTTGCAGGAGAAGTAATGGTAATAAAACAATGGTACGACAATACAGCTAATAACCCTAACAACCCTGATCCCGATATGTGGGTAGTAGATGGTAGCCGTACTGGAGATGAGATGTCTCACGCTTGGATTGCTGTTACTCATTTAGATAACAAAGGTTATGAAAATCTTTTAAAGGAAAGGCTTTATGGGGCTGATTGATTTACTAATAAAACATGAGGGTTTAAAGCTTAAACCTTACCGATGTACTTCAAATAAATTAACTGTCGGTGTAGGAAGAAATTTAGAAGAGTGTGGGATTACTGAAGAGGAGGCCATGTACCTTCTTAAAAATGACATACAAAACTTTCATGAAGAACTAACCGAAAGATTTTATTTTTATAGGTATTTAGAAGGAGCTAGGAAGGACGCTATCTTGAATATGGCTTTTAATATGGGAGTCCCACGGCTGGCTACGTTTGTCAAAGCCCTAGACTTCATGTCTCAGAGTAAGTATGCTGAAGCAGCCGATGAATTTTTGCGTTCGCGGTGGGCTGACCAAGTAGGGAATAGGGCCACAGAAGTGGCTTCTATGATACGTACTAACACATACCCTACCTAAACCACTGTTGAAGTGACTGCTTGTATTTCTTTTTCTAAAGAAATTGAAGCATCTTTAAATTTCTTATTCATAAACTTATGAATAGTTTTTATTAAAGATGCTTCGTATTTATTTTTAAATACTTTTTCTATTTCTTCAAAAGGAAGTTCAGAAAACTCACAGTATATATTACCATCATTTCCTAACTGAACCGCCATAGAGATAACATTACCTGTTTTCACGAAAAAATAATCCCTTCCTGATTACCCCTGAGTCCAGCTTTCATATACGCAGTGGCTCTACCTTCAAAAAAGTTTTGATGCTCAACACCTAATACATCATCTAACCAATCTAAGGGATTATCTTTTACCTTGTAGTTAGGCTTTAGCCCTAGCTGAAGCAGTCTACGATCTGCAATATACTCAACATAGTCTGACATCTCTTTGCGTGTTAGGCCCGGAATATCTCCCATTTCAAATACTAGATCAAGAAACTTCTGTTCTAGATTTACCATGTCTCTACATGACTGATAAATTTCTTTCTTAAACTCATCAGTCCATATATCTATATTCTCCTGTATAAACTCCCTGAAGAGTTTGGTCATGGCCTCAACATGTAGAGATTCATCTTTGATACTATAACTTACAATCTGTCCCATCCCTTTCATCTTACCAAAGCGCGGGAAGTTAAGCAGAATTACAAAGCTTGAGAACAGCTGTAAGCCCTCTGTAAAGGCACTATATACTGCAAGGTTCTTAGCAATAGACTTTTTGTCTGTCTTGGAAATCTTCAGGTCATTAATATACTCATGCTTAGATGCCATCTCCTCATACTCTGCAAAAGCTTTATACTCTGTCTCTGGTAGCCCTACTGTATCCAACAAAAGGCTATAAGCATGTTGATGTATAGACTCCATATTGGCAAATGAACCCATCATCATCCGGGCTTCAGGTTTTTTAAAGATTCTCATGTACCTTTCTACGTAACCTTTACCCACATCAACGTCTGACTGGGTAAAAAGCCTAAAGATTTGCACAAGTAAATTCTTCTCACTGGTTGTCATATCCTGCCAATCTTTTACATCGTTATGCAGGGGTACGTCCTCAGGGAACCAGTGCATCTGATTCTGTTGGAAGTAATAATCAAACATCCAAGGGTGATCAAAAGGTTTATAGTAATCTCGCGTTGATAGTAAGCTCATTTTTTATCCTTATCTTTTATACGTTTCTGGCAGTAAGGGCAATGCCACCCTTTATGGTATACCTTCTTATGGGGATCGTCCTCCTCATAACCTAGTAACTCTATCATTTTAAATCCACAACTACAGTACCTATATGACTTCATATTTATACAAAGATTTAATCATTCCTGTTGGAATAATAATAGGCGTGTTTACTATTGACTTATCTTTATCATAGTAATCTGTGCATAATATAACACACTCACTATTATTTTCTATTAACCATCCTATTGTGGTTCTCGGTATAGGCTTGAGTTTCTTTGCTCTTGACACTTCAACGTCCTGAAAGTCAGTCCAAGCATCATGCCATTTAACCTCTACAAGTGTTTTAACCTTCACAGCTTAGACACTCCCCATCAGAAAGGTTGATGCGGGGAATCTTAATATTTACATTCTCAGCAGATCTTGCCGCGTCTGACCTGAGATAGTACATAGATTTAAGATTTTTAGCACCCGCCCAATGTACGTCATTAATATACTGAAGATATTCATTATGAATCTCTTGAGGCTCTGTGGCCTTAGGAGGAATAAAGAATAAGTTAACACTCTGACTTTGACAGATATAGTCTTGCCTCTGATGGGCATGTTCTACGACCCATATCTGATTTATCTCATTGGCTGTTTTAAATACTTCTTTAATGGTATCGGGTAAATCTAGGTGCTGAACTGAACCATCGTGTTCTGCTATGCTTTTCCATATTTTTTTCCGCTTAACAGGGTCAGGGTACATCTCAAACAAAGCATCATCTAGATATTTATTTTGAACTTTAAAGCTTCCAGAGAGAGTCTTATGAGTAAAGATATTAGCTCTTACTGGCTCAATAGAAGGGCTGGTTCCCCCACAGATAATAGAACTAGAAGCGTTAGGGGCCACAGCCATTAGATGTGCATTCCTTCTACCACTTCCTAGCATATCAGGAGCTTCTCCTCTCTCTTCAGCTAGTATACGTGAAGCAGCAGAGGCTCGATCTTTAATAAGAGAAAAAGCTTTATGGTTAAATGAGGCAGCGTACATACCCTCGAAGGGTATTCCTTTAGACTGTAGATAGCTATGAAATCCCATAGCTCCTAGACCTAGAGATCTTTCACGGTAGGCTGAGTAGGCAGCTTTTGAATAACCAATCTTTTCAGAGTCGCAGCAAGCTTGGAAATCTTTAAAGTTTAAAGGTTTGTTTATCATATACTCATTCTGTACAGGCCACTCTCCCACAACATAACCTACAAAATGTTGTATTACATTATCTAACATTGTAATCAGATCAGGTATAAACGTATCTAATGTAGACCAGTTATCAAAGTGTTCTAGGTTAACACTAGACAAACAGCATACAGCAGTGCGCTCTTCATTTGTAGCCAATGTAATTTCAGAACATAAATTACTCTGCTTGATACTAAGACCTAAGGCTTTCTGCTCCTCAGGTAAGCTCTCATTACATATATCTATATTAACTATATAAGGTTCACCTGTCTCAGACCTAGTAGATATAAGCTGCCACCAAAGATCTCTAGCAGATACAGTCTTAATAGCAGTATTAGTTTTGGGGTCTATAAGTCTCCAATCATCATCACGTTTTACGGCATCCAAGAAAGTGTTGGTGATATTAACACCATTATGTAAGTTTAAACATTTCCTGTTTATATCACCGCCTGTTGTCTTACGCATAGCTATGAACTCTTCAATCTCTGGATGAGAAATATCCATATAGGCAGCATAGCTTCCTCTGCGGGTAACACCCTGATTGAAGGCTAACATCTGACTATCAACTACGTGCATGAAGGGAATAGAACCAGTAGATTTACTGCTGTTAGAAGTATCCACACCATTGCTGCGAACATCACCCCAATATCCACCGATGCCTCCACCTCCACTTGCAAGCCATATGTTTTCATCATAATGATTAGATAAGCCATGACGGGAATCAGGAACATAATTAAGAAAGCAACTGATAGGAAGGCCACGGCTTGTACCCCCGTTGCTAAGGATAGGAGTGCTAAACATAAACCAGAGTAGGCTACTATATTCATAAAGCCGTTGTGCCAAAGCATAGTCAGTAATTTCATTATAAGTTGCTCCAAATATAGCTGCTCTTGCGAAAGCCTCTTGAGCATATTCTTCATCGGCCCAGAGGTATCTGTCTTTAAGGGTAGCGGTTGCAAAATCTCCGAGTAATTCTTCACGAGAATAATCTATCTTTATTCCCTTGTAATTTTGTACACCAATTTTAGTTGTCATTTTAATGATCCTTCAAATGCCTTTGTGAATTCGCTAAGCTTATTAATAAGGAAGCTAAACCTGTCGCCCTCGCTTTGAATCTGTAAATAGCTAATGAGAGTAGCCTTAAAGAGCTGTTGTTTATCGAGAGAATGAAATGATTCTGCGAAATAGTGTCGAAGCTTTTGGATAGATCTGGAGAGATCGTCCGCGCCCAAGATTAGAGCATCAAAATCATACTGAAGAGGGATAGAAAGTTTTCGCTGGGAATTGAGAAAGTAGAGTACTCTACTTCCGTCAGGAAGCGTCTCTGAGTGATCGCATTCAATGTTTGTTGTTATAAAATCTACAAAATCTAGAACATTCAAATACTTTGCAACATCATCCACGCTTTGCAAGTCTGTGCTAAGAAAGTCTATGTCATATATGTAGAAGTAATTTGGAGAAGTGTATGAATGGCCAGAAGACACCATGTCTTGCAAATTTTCAGCGAAGAATTCTCGGCGAGTTTGAGGGGCATGTACACTGATACTAACTTCGTGCCCTAAGTGTTCTTCAATATCGTCAATAGAAATGGCATCAACTGAGCCCAGTCTAGCAATTGTCAAATCACCTGATGGGTGTAAATTGGAGATGCTTTTTAAGTTATTACATATGGTCTCATCTAATGACAATGAGGCAGATAGGACTCCATTTTTCAGATTGGCAGTGCTAAGTCTGCTGATATCTCTCAACAATAGAAGCAGCTCCGATTCGTTGTTTGCTGTCATTTTTGAATCCTTCAAA